TTATTGCCCTGTAAAAACAACCGGACTCCCGCCTGTCGATCTTGGTTCAATGATTTGGTTTATCAACATGCTGTTGCAGGAAAAGTTGAACTTGCATTCAAATGAGATCGGTGACCAGATCGGCACCGTTCGCGTTTTGAAAATACACGGGAGCAAGCCATGACAATTCCCGGCACCGACGAAATCGAACAGGGCAAGAAGTTTCTTGCGGATAACGAGTTTCGGAATACGTTGCGGGTGGTGACATTGGCCGAGGGGTGGCTGGACGGCATCTATTTTGATGAGGACATATATGATCAGCTATGCGACCTGTTCGCCTATCGTCGCAAAAAGGAGAGTACCAATGAAAACAATCGCAGAAGTGGTGAAGAACGCCAAGGACGATGATCTGTTTGTGGATGATGCGGGGAGGGAGTGGAGATACGAAAGATCCAATGATGGCGGTCCAATATGCGACTACCTTGTACGCATAGAAGGAAAAAACACTCTCAGGTCTCCCCTCTATGACATCGCGTATTTTTCCATCATCCCCGGCCTCCGTCCAAAGCCGCAGCCGGATTTGATTGAGCGGTTGGGAAAAAGGGCTGCTGCTCCCTCAACATGCAGCATCGCCTCTGTGGACACCGACGATCTTGAAGCCGCCATCGACGCCTTGAAAGCGGCGAAGGAGCTGGCGAGCTATATCATCAAGGCATTGCAAACTGAATGTGATTGCATAGTGAAAGACGGTGCTGGCTATCGACTCGCAAAAGACTTGCGTGAAAAACTGAAAGGCTGAACCATGAACACAGAACCAAGAAAGTACCGCAAGAAACCTGTTGTCATCACAGCGTACCAGACCGAAGCCGAGGTGCGCATACGAACACTTGAGGGAGAAATGACGGCGAGTCCGGGTGACTACATCATCACCGGAATTAAGGGAGAGGCGTATCCCTGCAAACCGGACATCTTCGAGGCGACATATGAGCCAGTGGAAGAGAAAGGCTGAACCATGAGCGATAGATATGAGCGGTTGGAGCAGATTAAATACCGCATCGGAGTCGGATCGTCTGGCGATCGAGGCGCACTTGGCCTTGTCGCCCAAGAAATCCTCCGGCTGGAGGAGCGGATAGATGGTCTTACGGAACAACTCGATAATCTCGGCAGTTTTGTTGGAACCGAGTACGGGGTGCTCCGCGACCAATTCGCAATGGCGGCGTTGACGGGGCTGTGCTTGCTGACATCACCGACATATGACAAGGGCGCATGTAATGCAGCAGTTGTTGAGCGGGCATGGGTGCTGTCTGACATGATGATGAAAGCAAGGGAGCAGACCGATGACAGCAGATGAAGTGTGGGCGGCGTTTAAAGCAGAATACGATAGACAGTGGTTCAGAAGAATGCACGATCCCTTCTATGCTGCCTTTAACAAAGTCATCCGCCCCCGGCTGGAAGCGGCGGACAGGATGGCTAGGCTTTTATCAGATAACGGTCACGCCGAAGGTTGCAAGTGCGCGTGGTGTGTTGTGGTCAAAGCCTACCGCGCCGCAGGGAAGGGGGAGTGATTGTGGATCAGCAGTCGTTACTATATCAGGACTTCCTCGCTAAAAAGCGACTCGCAGACAAGTACAAAGCCGACCGCGACCGGCTACAGCATGAGGTGGACCGCCTCGCCAAGATCGGGGATGAGATGCTGGATCTGATGCGCCGACTCTGTGTGATGTATCCGATTGAAGGAACAAGGGAGATTAATGAGATGGAACGCCGCTGGCGCGAAGCGAGGAAACAGTGACCACCGACCAGCACTTCATCCGTTGGCACCTGATACCCCGGCAACGGTGCGGCAAGGAAAAAATCTGTTGCATGTGCGGCGAGCTGGTGCGCCTTCATCAGTGGTGCCACAAGAGCGGGAGCACAACGGCGCACGAGAAGTGTGTCATCGGATGGGAGATCCGAAACCAGCAGACGAAGAGCCTATCGTGCACCAAGTTCTATTCCGGAAAACGCAGGATCAAATACGGAGGAATTGACACATGAACGCATTGATATTGATCGTCGCCCTGTTCGCGCAACCGGACATGGCTGCCGATCTCAAGGAGGCTGGACTCCGCGATCGCCAGGCCGACAAGATCGCCGAGCTGACCGGCGCGTGGATCGAGCGCATCGAGAAACGGATTGACCGTAAGTTCCACGAGTCGGAACAGGTCACCCGGCAGATGGTGGCGGATCAGATTGCGGAGGCGCAGATTATGCCGGAACAAAAACCCGCACCTTTCTGGGCCGTCGCTGTAGTGTTTGCTGCATCTGCTGCCCTGTGTACTTTTGTGTTGTGCATCCTGAATGCGAGACCGCACCCGAGGCGGCCATGACCATCCCAATAATCGCCCTTACCACCCTCGGCTGCATCATCCTCTCCTTTTCGTGGGGCTGGTACACGGGTCGCAAGGCCGGAATCGTTGACGGGCGGCGGATCGAGCGGTGGCATCCTGGACGATCGATTCAACAAGGCGAGTGGAAATGGCCGACAAGTGGAAATGCCTCCTATGCGAAAGCACCACGACCGAGCCCGAGAAGCACACATTCCGCGTGCCGCTGAAAGACGGGACAACGTTTCACTTCGTCCTGTGCCCGCAACACGCCAGGGCGAAGTCGAAGCCGGTCGTCGTGATGGTCGAGATGTTGACCGGCAAAAAGGTCTTGAGTGTCGAGGATGCCGGTACTGGCGCCGCTTTGAAGTCGACGCCCTCGACGGCGAGTGCAGGCGATCGGAGCCAGGCGAGCGGTGGCCGGAAACGTGGGCGTGGGATTGGTGTGGGGAGTTTGAAGGAATGAACGGAGGGAGGGTTGGGTTCAATGAACATCATTGAAATGCATCGTGCAGCACTTGCGTATCGCAAGGCACTGCTTCTTCAGGCAATACCACGCGAGCAGTTTTCGTGGAAATGCGGCCACGGCGACGAGCGTATTGTTCAGAAGCTATTTGGTATGACCGCTTTCGTTTGCAAGGACTGCAACACGACAATGCGTCGGCACCAGCAGAGGATAGAAGATATGATTGATCGCGGACCAATGGGCCAATTACATGCCTGAACCAATCTTCATTCACATCCCGAAGACCGGCGGCTGCTCAATCGGTGACACATTGTGTGGTGGTCGATCACATCACCCGCTCTGGTATCGACTGAAACTTGACCGCGAGGAAATTCGCAAGGGCGCAAAAACGCTCGCGTTCATCCGCGACCCGTGGGACCGTGCGGTATCCTGCTGGTATTACTTCGGCATTTTCAAGGACAAACAATTCCACGGCAGTTTTTCGGAATGGGTACGCCAGGGAATGCCGACCAAGTTCGCGATCCAGTCGGCACCGGGCCTGCGGCTCCTGCATCAGGAGGACTGGATCGAGGTACACGGGAAATGCGGGATTGATTTTCTCGGGCGATTCGAGAACATCGACGAGGACTTCCACCGCGCCTGCGACTTCTTCGGCAAGCCGCGATGGCTGCTGCCGCACAAAAACCCGCCGAAGCACGGGCCGAAGAAGCGCAAGCACTACCGGCACTGGTGGACGCCCGAGCTGGTGGAACTCGCCGACGAGCGGTTCGGGTACTTCGCGCAGACGTACGGGTACGAGCCAGACCTGTAGCTCACCGCCAGGCACCCGCTCACCATCCGTTGAAAATGCGCCGCAGAATGGAAGAAACACCCGCATTTGTCCTTATTTGAAGGACAATTCTACAAGGCCGCACTATTTCTACGCTTACGTCAATATCGCCAGAAACGCGGTTTTTAGCGTCTGTGAGAGACGCAACACGTTTCTGGTGCGATATCACGGAAAACGGCATATCTCGCGGGAAATGTAGGTATCTGGCGCGGGAATCGTGGAAATTAGGGTATGGCGTGGGGGCGACCCAGCCTTCGGAATCCGGCCCTCCCGAGCTACCAGAAAAAACATTTGAAAATTCCTGGAATTATCCTTGAAACCGAACGATAGGTTTATTAGGATACAAGCATGATGATTACGAAACCAAAACAGAGCAGCGAGAACAAGGAGAGAGCCATGAACACCAACGAAGCCCACGCCACCGCGACCCTGGATAATGGCTGCGCGATCGAGCTTCGCAAGGATGCCGATGCTTACCGCTGGTACGAAGTCAAGAACGGCGCGGATACCGAAGTGAGCGGCCCTTCAGTTGATGCCGCCATCGAAACCGCCTGCCTTTCATGGCGCGAGCTGGATGAGGAAGGCCGGATTATTCGCAGCTAGTTTTACCACCGAAAGGAGCCGGACAATGGCAAGACCGAAAATTGTCACCGACCCAACCACCGGAGCATCTCGCGTTGTTGTTGATGCGGATACGGCGGCACGCCGGAAAAACGCAACTGTTAATATGCTTCGCCGAGCGGCAGAGCTTCGGTGCAAGCATAATAGGTACGATAAGAAGGGGCTCGAAGAATATCTGAGGAAACTTGATCGCATCTAAGCAGGAAAGCCGATGACAGATACAATCACCCGCTACGCCAAGGCCGGCGCGAGGAGGCTTGCTACTTCCCGCGCCGTGGCCCTCACTCCGTCCGAGGTGGAACGGGTCGGCAGAAAGCCTGAACCGGATGCGTATCTGCGCAAGATCGAGGATGCGTGGTACGTAGTAGTGGTCACCCGCGCTGCCGTTGTGGTCGCCCGCCCTCGCCGGGAGTTTGCCGCGCAACTTCTCGGCACCGCGACCAGCGAGCGCAAGGCGATAGCGTCCCGAGCCAACGCCAGCAAACCGCCCAAGCCCGGATCACGCCCTCGGGGTCGACCACGCAAACAGAATCGGCGTTGAGACCAGCCACCAGATCATGATTCGCTTTGTCAGCGCCTCGTGGTCGATGGTGTGCTCGAAATGCCGCAGGTGTGCAAGCTCATGGGCAAGGGTGTCGAGTTGTTCCTCAGGACGCTCGGCACCTTTTCCTTTTGGCTTGCGGATGCGAATCACCAGCTTTTCAGGATCACACTCGCCGACGTATCCCTTGGCCCCGGTCACCCGCACCTCTGCGGGCCACGGGAGCCGGAACCGGATGCACGCCCTCACGATCAGCGACACCGACCACAACATCGGCTCATCGAACTTGATGCGGTGGACGCCAATGTGCAACGTCGCGGTTTTCATGGCACCTCCAGGTGTGGAGCGCCGTCATCCGTGACGGTCGAAAATGCCGTGCGCCACCTGGACAGCCCGAGATCCGCGCCGTGCATGTAATGGAAGCAGGGTGCCGTCTGCCTCGACAGATGCCCGCACTCCATCGCGAACAGCCGAGGCGTCACCCATATCACGCCTGCGCCGTGCGTGTGGCCCTGGATGACGGACCGGTCCCGCACCAGCGAAGCCGCCGCCGTTCCGGCAACCATCCGCGACCGCCAACCGTGGGTTGTGAAGATCGGTGCGCCGCCCTTGTTCGGCAGCATGATCGAGCCACGGTGTATGAACTTGACGTTTTTCACATCGCGGGCGATCCGGTCAAACGGCGAGCGGACATAGCCCGACAGGAACGGAACCTCGGCAAGCCGCTTCTCGAGGCGCGCTTCGTGGTTGCCCTTGAGCCACAGCATCGGCTTTTTGCTGTACGGCGCGAACATCTTCAAGATACCGACTGCGGCGCCAAGCTCCCGGCGCACGGTCGTCGGCGTCATCGCCGCCAGCTCGGTTTTGTAGAAGCTCGACAGGAGGTACAGGTCCATCAGGTCGCCGAGGTGGATGATCTGCTCAGGCTTCGTTTCCTTGGCGAACTTCTGAACAGACTTCAACGCCTTGTGGTCATGCCACGGCGCGTGCGTGTCTGAAAGGAACAGGTAACGGACCTTGCGCATCGTTTTCTCCTTCCGAAATGCAAGCAGATGGGCGGGAGGTTCACACGCGCACGCCCACCGCCTGCACCGGGACCGCTACGCCGTCACGTTTTACGCCTGTCCCTGACCCTTGTCGTGGTCAAAGATGTCCCGACGAATCGCGTCTATGACCTCCGCATACTCGGGACACCGCATTGCGTATCGCTTGAGCCAGTCGTCGACACAATCGCAAAGGTATTTCACGCGGTGAATGACGATCATGCACTGCGCCTTATCGACCTGGCGCAGTTGATCTGCAAGGGTCAATTAATGCCGCCGGATGCAATCTTGGGCTCGATTGGCTTGACCTGCTCGACCCTGGCCTCGTCGTATATGTTGTCGAGCACGGCCTTGACTGTGTCGAGGTCAACGCCATCAATCAGTTCACTCGCGTCACCGTTTTTCATCTTGATCACGATGCCGCCCTGACCGGGCGGTGCCGCCACCCATTGGATGTCGGTCACCGGGATAACGTACATCCCGACCTTGACAAACTTAATTGCGCTGATGTTGCCTGCCATGTTCTATGTCCTCTTGTTACGGTGGATATATCATTGCCGCGAAATGGTCGAGTGTTGCCGTATTGCCGTTGGCGACCCATGTCACGTCGAGCTCCAGGTCATTGGCCGCAGTCAGGTCTATCGTTATGCCGGCGGCGGTTGGACTGTTGAGGAGCGTTGTCAGCGTCCCATCGTTCACCGCGCCGTCAAGAATGACTGCGTGCACCTTGCCGGATGCACCCGCAGTTCTCACGACAAGCTGCCACGTGAGATGAAACCGCTTCACGCTCGACGCCGTGATGTTCGCCGAGGTCGTCGTCTCCAGCGTTGTGCCGCCCAGTGTCAGCGTGAACGTGGTTGCAGTTGAGTTGAAGCCGGAGCCCATGTGCCGCCCGAAGCATTGAACGACGACCACGGTCCCGAGCGCGTTCATGTCGCCAGCGGCAAACTCGTTCTTGATGTCGAACGTGTGCGTCCCGCTTCCGGTCTCGCTCGACGAGGAGGAGGTCGGGCAATAGGTGATAACCCGCTTGCCCTCGCAGCCGAGCATCGTCGAGTCGACAAGGCCGCTTGCATTGAGCTTGATCGGATCTCCGGCGTTGCCTGCGCCACTGCTGGAGTTGACGTGCTCGGCCTCGGTGAAGTATCGGTTATCGAGCTGCCCTCCGTCGAGGAGCGACTGACTGTAGTACACCGCCGAGTGATCGTCGTCGTCGAGGCCCGTCAATGCGCCGTGATCGGATACGCCACCGCCACTCGGTGCATCGTCGGGATACCAGTACGAGTTGCTGTTATCCCAATAGAGCATCTGCCCGTCGGTCGGTGAGCCGTTGATGGTGATGGGCGGAACGTCTGCCGACCAATACCCGTTGCCATCGTCCCAGTACAGCATGTCGCCATCGTTGGGAGTGCCGCTGTCGAACACCGGGATATGTGCCGCTGCCGGGACATCGCTGCGGATGACCAGCGCCTCGCCATCGGCCAGGGCAACCGACAACTCGTCATCGGTCAAGTCCTGGTGACCGTCAAGCCGTATCTCGATCAGAGGGCTGTCTTCGACTTCTGTTGCCATGCGTCAATCCTCGGTCACTGAATAAGGGTCCGGCACATGGAGGTCAATCTCCCTGTTCAGTCGCTCAAGCTCTAGCGCCCACACCCTCATGTCGGTGCCACGCCACCGATCTTCGGTGCGGTGCTCGAACTCCGCAATCTTCGCTTCGATGCCGTCGAACCGTTGGTCGAGGTACGCCCACAATGAAAAGAGGCCGCCCACGACCATGACCACCAGGGCAAGAGAAATCTTCGTGCCCTTGTCGATGCCGTTGCCATTCGCCATTGTTCCACTACCTTTCCCGGTGCCAGTGCTCTATGCTGTTTTTTCGTATTCAAGCCGAACGTATCCGCTCAAGCCGGAGGCGTCCCAGTTCGCATCTTTCCAGAGGTTTGTTCCGTCATCGACGTAGCAGGATACGTAGCGGTTTGATCCTGCGCCCAGACGACCAATCGTATTGAGCGGGTATACCTCATCGCTGCCCGCCGTCGTCCACGCCGAACCCTCTACCATGATCGGCGCTGTCAGGTCTAGATTGGATATGCCGTGCGCCACGTTGGTGCGGGTGTTGTTCGGCATTGCGCTCAAGTCTACCGACTTCTGATAGACCATCGTGCCGCCCTGGCCGACCTTACCCATCGCCCACTCCGTTGTCGACCAGATCCGCTCGGGTGCGCACCATTCGCCCTCCCGATAAACGACCTCGATCTTCTCGTCATCGAGATAGAACCGCATCCCGTCACGCGGTGCAATGTACTTCCAGCCCGACAGATACAGGCACAGCATGTTGTCAGCCACGTCATCGGCGCCCCAGTTCGTTCCGGTGGCCGCGCCGTTGCAATACCACAGGTCGCCATCGTCGAGACCAGCAACCGGCTCCGTCGTGGTGAAGTCGATTATCTGATGCCCGGCCAGCGTTTCGAGCCACACCACCGCCTCGTTGAAGGTGACGTGCCCTGCTGCCTGGCCCTCAATCATTTCCGTGATGCCTGCCGGTGTCGCCATATCTTATCCCTTTTGCTACACGGTAGCCGATATTCCCTTACCGTACATGTTCAGATCCCATGAGAACTGATGAACGTCGATCTTGATCGGATCGCCCGGAGAGTAGCCGTCTGCCGATTGATGCGTTGCCAGATATTGCGCCCATGACCGGTTGCGAACTACCAAAATGCGCTTGATTTCTGTGCGGGTGGCATTCCAAATCACGACCTTGTATTTCTCGCTCCATTCAGTCGTCGGACAGATGCCGTCGACCATGAGCCTGGTTATTGCCCGCGTGCGCCGCGTCCAGTAGATGAACATGTTGTTTGTGGCCGCACGCACCGCATACACATGGCACGGCGGGAAGCATTGCATTGACTCGGCGTTGAACGTCAACTCGTGGACCTCGACCTCGCCCGGGTCCGGTGCGCCACGCGGTATCGCCTTGAAGTAGAGCGATTGGCCGATCAGCGATGCGTCACGCTCCAGCCAGTGGCAGCTCAGCGCATTGAGCAACATGCACGGCTCGCCGGTGTCGTGCTCGTCGATGAAGTCCTCGGTTGCCCGCAAGCCGCGCAGCAGGCCGGATAGCTTGTACTGGCGTGTCGATTCCAGCGTTGCGTTGCGGAATCCGATGATCTCACGGTTGATAATCATCCGATTGCGACCGGTCAACACCTGGTCGTGCGTTGCACTTGACAGCGTGCCGTGGTACAGCTGCACCGTGACGTCGTTGACCTCGTCCCAGTAGCCCGGCTCCACGCCGCCGCCGAGGGTGTCCTCTGTATACCCGATCCGCGCCTCCCCGTTCAGGAATTGCGCATCGGCTGTGTAGTTGGTCCCGTCTTCGCTGACCCACAGATATGCGCCCTTCCACGGTGAGTTGGCGTTGTACAGTGCCCCGCCGTAATAGATGCCGGGCTTGTTTACCTCGGCGTCCCGCAGCGGCGCAATGTCAATCGGCAATAATGCCATGTGCCCGGGCAGGTACACCGGGTTTATGACATCTGCGGGCGATTCGGCGGTACTGGTGAAGGTGAGCGCAGACGCCACCTCGTTGACGGTATCGACTTTCAGCAGCCCATCGTTGCCTCGGTCCACCTTTTCGACAAGGCAGATCCAGTCCTCGCCGTTGGCGGTCACGCTGATCGTATCGCCCTCTTGTACCGACATCTGCGACGGTGGAAGCTGCATCGCGACGTGCTGCCGGTTTGCGTATGCCGTCCAGAGGATGCGCTTGGCAAGCGATCGTGCGTCCGATGCGGCCATGACCAAGCTGGTGTTGACGTTCAGGACGTTTGTGGTCGATACGTCGTGCCGCACCTCACGTTGGCTTCCGGACTGGTAGTCGAGTTCAGGATCGAAGTATTGCACGTTGACTTCGGACGGCAGGTCGTATCCCGCCTCATCGGTGACGGTGATCGACCGTGGCGCGTCGCTGCCAAAGGTGTGCGCTGCAAGGTTGTCAGAGTCGACGTCGAAGTCCTCGGCGTTGGCCCGGTTCAAGAAATAGATTTTCCCGTCCCGTTCCTGCGCAATGATGTCGTACACAAGCATGAGCGGCTGGAGCGCCTGCGTGGTCGAGGAGGTGCCGCGTATGTTGTAGCCGCGCACATTCGCCGCATCGACGCTCGACGTGTCGTAGTCGTCGGACGTCAACCCGCTCAATTCGCAGATGTCGCCGATGGTGCTGGCAACCGTCTTTGTCGCGGCCTGCTTGACCTGGAACGTGAAATTCGGAATGCGGTTCCCGAAGTCATTCAGGCAAAGCCGCTCGATCACCACATACGCCAGCCCCCGCCATGACGGCGTGTCGTCAATGTACGTGATAAGCAGCGTGTCGGGATCTTGCGTTGACGAGCCGGTATAGAAGGTAAAATCCGATACCTGCGATTCGTCATACTCCGGGAGATCCTGCGTCAACGTGACACTTTCGCCGGCGGCATCGTCGCCACAGGTCGAGTCCACCCGCAGGTACACCGCGTCGGATTCGCTACGCAAACAAGGCCATGTGCCGTTGTTGTCCGTGTCGCCGGTGAAACCGGACACCACCACGTCATATCCGGATTGAAACGCCGTCATGTCGATCGTGTCGTCGGTGGTGGCTATCTTCAGTTGATAGCCATAAAACCACTGCTCGGCTTGGTTGTCCCACCACTTCTCGGTGATCAACTCGGCGCTGAATGTGGTCGAGGTATATGACACGTCGATATCGGCATCGTACAGCTTCGTGCCGTCCGCCCATATCTGCTCGACGCTGGATATTTCGTTGCCGCAAATGCCGATGGCAAGGTCGGCGTAGTACGAAAAGGTGGAGTAGGTTTCACCGCCACCGCAGCCGCCGACGTCCTCCTCATCCTCAACCTCGATGATGTCGGAACAGAAAATAACTGTGCCCGCGATGCGATTCTCGGGACCGAAGCAGTAATTGACGGGTGATCCCTCGGAGGCAAGCTGCACGGACAGGTCATCAAGGCGCGGTCCCTCCTGGTCATCAGCCGGGAACAGCGACGGCATAACGAACCGGGAGTCGAGATAGCTCCCGAGCATTCCGCCCAGAAAGCCCATTGCCGGGCTAATGCTCTGGCCTACCAGTCCAAATGCCAGCGTTGCCATCTATGCCCCCGGATATTTCCATACGCTGACGAGCACGCGCCGCCATCGGTCGGCGATGTGATGCTCGACCACCCTGCCGCGCATTTTTCGTCGTGTACTTCCCGCGCCATTCCATGCGTGAACCATGCCGGTATCGGTGGCGATTGCCACATGAACGAACCGCATCGGCATCGCCATGACCAGCACGTCGCCTGGCTCGAAGTCGAGCGATTCCCGCTTGATGAACCCTGTCGCCTGGAGACAGCCCTCGACAAACTCCAGCGTGTTTCCGCGCCGCCCATAGTTCTTCGGGCCGAATGTCGGCAACCCAACATCCCTGCCGACACATTCCAGCAGGCCCACGCAGTCAATCCCGACGCCCTTTTTCCGCGCCTGATGATGGAACGGCGTTCCGATGTACGCTCTCGCCGCCTCGACTATTTGCTGTGCTATCATGGTTTCTGCAACATCTTGTCCGTGCCCGCCACCTCCAGGAATCCCATGAAGTTGTCCAGATTATCGAAGGTGTCAATGCACGTTGCCTTCAGCCGGTCACATCCCGGTATGATGTGGAATGTATCGTCGGTCGTGATGTCAAACGGCGTGGGCAGGTACAACTCGATGACTCGCTGCGTTGCGTCGATCGTGTAATCCTTGACCTCGGAAATCAGGCCGACGTTATCGCCGAGCGCCCATATCACCTGCCCGTGGTTGAAGTAGTCGGCGGCATACCCACCGATGATCGAGTCACCGGTGCGGAATATCCGGCGTTGCGTGTCGACTGCCGCAACCGGAACATTGATCTCGCGGTATTCGTCGGTGTCAACGCCGCATCCGGCATCGCCCAGTGTGTGGCAGCACGTGCGTCCATAGATGTCGCCGATCCGCGCTTTCATACGCCGGGCCAGCCCGCATATTTCCGCCGTCCACATCTCGCCGTCAAAGGTCGTGTCGGTGATCCAGAAGACATGCTCCGCGAACTTCACCGCCCACCCGAAGCGCCAGTCGACAAGAGTCTGCGTGACCTTGGCGTCGCGGTATCTCCCGGCCCGCAGGTCGTTGTGTGTTATCGCGTCGTCGGATATGATGCCTCGCAGCTCGACGTTGCTTTCCTTCAATGCCGATTCTTTCCGCTGTGCCGATGCGTCGAACCCGCCGACCGGCGCATACGTCTGCCCGCCGTACAGGATCTCCCGGTTGTGGTCCGTGAACCGGAACACCACCAGGTCGGTGCGCTCGATCTCCCACAGCGTCGCAAAGCGGTGGGTCCGAGTATCGAGGATGTCGATACTGTTTGTCTGCTGCGTCAGTGGCACGACAGCAACCTCCGAATATCTCCATTGGTCCCGGTGCCGTTGCACGGGCCGATCTTCGGCACAACTGGCTGGTATGACTTGAACCACGGGACAAGCTGATTTGTTTGCAGCGCATGAAATATCGGCGCCCTGAACTCGGGCGGAAGCGCAGCAAGGTTTTCGATGGTGTTCGACCGCAGATTCCCGCTGGTCATGATGTCGACCGCCGCGGTGCACTTGAGCTGATGCGCCCAGTATTCACGGTCAAGCTCCGCGCGCCTGGCCGGCGTCAACTCGCCGACCTGCTCTTTCAGGATGCACGCCTGCTGATAGAACCGTGTGAACTCCCGCAGGATGTCTTCTCGCCTGATGAGTAGCTCCTCGAGCTGGCAGGTCTTTTCTTCAAGCGCGATCCGGTCTCGCCGGTCCTGATAGATGTCGCAGCAGGGCTGATTCGGCGCGGTCCGGTCCTTCAATTCGTCGATGTCGACTTCGAGCTTCTGCTCATCGAAGTACGACTTCTCCAGGGCATCAAACCGGGCGTTGAGTTCCCGCAATGCCTGCCGGTACATGCCATATGGAGTGCCGCCTGACTTGGCCGTTATGAAGTAGTCCATCTGCAACTCCGAATGGAATGGCTGATGGTCCCTCAACAGCGCCGCCAGTTTTTCGTTGTCTATCGCGTCACCAGCATCGGGTGGTTCGTTGCCGTGGTCTTGCCGGTTGTCGGGAAATCTGTTTTTGCGGTCCATGTATCCACCGTGTATTGATAGGTCTCGTCCTTGCCGGTGTCCTGCCCGAAGGTTATGTACCCCTTGTCGTATGCGCTCCATCCCGCGTGCTTGAATCGCTCGGTGTACGGAAAGTCCGCCTGCGCTTTCCAGGTGTCGGTCTGCGGCTGATACCTGAACACGTCATCGTACAGGCTCGAAAGGTCGTCGCTTCCCATCACCGCGATGATGGTGTCACTGATCTCGAATGCCGGGAATGCCCGCATATACAGCGGGTGATCTGCCTTGCCGGTCCATGAGTTCCCGGACGGATCGAAGGCGTCGTGCTTTTGATTAACCGTCGTGCCGTTGATGACGTACGCAATATCGCTAACGATGGCGGCGGAACCGTACTTCCCGCCGTTGGTCCGGTTGGTTTTGGTGGTCCAGTTCGTGCCGTCGAACTCCTCGGTTGCGTCTGTATCGTATGTGCCGCCGAAGGTGTAGCCCTTGTCCGAGATCGGCCCGACCGCCATGTGGTACGACTGGTCGATGGACATATCGTTTTTCGCGGTCCAGGTGTTCGGCGGGTTAAAGCTGTAGCACTTGTCACGCGGTGAGTTACTGTTACCGCAAACGTATCCGAGGTTGCCGATTGAAAATGACGCGGCGTTGTCCAGGTTAAACCCGATGTCGCCTCGCTGCGTCCACTTGTCGATCTGCTGGTCATACTCCCAGCAGCTATCATTGTCCGTGGTGCCGCCCGGGATGAAACTCGAAGCGGCAGACTGCGGGTTGCTGGCGCTGCCGACCGACTCGACCCGCACACGCCATGTGCCGTTGGCTGTTGACTGGTCGATCAGGTGAACGGTTGCCGCCTCATCAGTGCCGACCGATATGCCGCCCATTATGGCGTTTCCGCCGTTGTCCTTCACCGAGAAGGAAAACAGGTTGCTACCATTGACGACAACGAAAATTGGACCGCCGATGTGCGGCAGCGTAGTCGCATCCGGCAATGTGACATCCAGGCTGCCAACGGTAGGCGTGACCACTTGCACACGCCCAAGCCCGAAGACCAGTTCGGTATTCGCAGATATGCTTTGCTCGTATGCAAAGCCGTAGAATGTCTCCTCGGCGGTCATTTCGCGTACCAGGTTTTACTGCCATCCGAATCTTTGGAAATGAAGAAGTCCAGCCCGGCGTTGTTGCCGATGGTGCCGACCACGGTTTCGTCGGTCGTCTTGACTTCCAGGTCTGCTGATCCGGTGTTGAACACGTAGAACACAGGACCGCCGGCAGGGATGTCGTCGGCGCTCGGCAGGTACATGTCATATGACGTGCTGTTACAGGCCACCGTCTGCACCCGTCCGGTGTTGGTGGTCATCGAAACATCTGCCGCCATCGTGCCGTGATCGTATGCGTCGCCGTAGTAAAACTCGTCGGCCAGCGCCGTCTCGTCGAACAGCTCGACCAGCGGCAAGGTCTGAATGGTTCGGGAGCCGTAATCTTCGATCGTGACCGAGAGTTTATCCACGTCGAACCGTACCGGCACATCGAACTCGCAGCCGCCGGTCACCGCCACACCGACTCCCGGCGCCGAGGTGAATGTCACAATGCCGGTCGTGGTATCCACGGACCAGCCCGAGCCCTGCCCAACCGTGTCGAGTGCAATCACCGTCGTGTCGGCCACCGGCTTTGTCAGGTTCCGGTATCGAGTCACCGCGCCGGAGGTGTATGCCTTGCGCAACTGAAATTGCGTCTCGCTGCCATCGCCGACCGTCAGGCCGGATGTCACACCGACCAGCGTCTGGTCCTCGTCATCCGGCGCGGCGATGTGATCCGATGCCGTGGTGAAGTCGGCGAAGTCCTTGTATCGAAACCCGTACGCCATGCCGAGCCGCGCCTCGAAAAAGGTGATCAGTGCGGCGATCTGGGCATCCGTCTTGACGGTCTCGACCACATCATACTCGCGCCGGGCAGCCGACCACCGTGCGGTACGCTCCTCGGCACCGGAATCCACGACAACGAGCCCGGTCGAAAACACCGGCCCGCCGCTCGATCCATATGAGATAGTCGTCGGGAACTGTACTTCATGGAATCCCATTACACGCCCCCCGATGCCCGCTTGATGTCGGCCATAAATTGCCGCCTCGATTGCCGGAAACTGTCATAGTCCTTCACATGGAACTGGACGTTGACGTTGACCACCTTTTGCGGCCCCGCACCCTCGGCCTTCACGCCAAGCTTGCCGTCCGAGCCACGCTTGAGCGGCATGATCGCTTCCGGTCCCGCCTCGCCCATCAGCCCGTAGTTGCCACCGGCCATTGGGAACGCCATAGGGCCACCCACAACGCCGCCACTGGCAAATGGCGTAATACCACTACCGGCGGGAGAAGTGCCCGCAGACAGCACGCCACCGTCGGCAAACGGCACCACAGCGCCTCGGCTGATGATGTTGCCGTGGGCGTTGGTCGTTGGAGCACCCAAACCGACCGATTGCAGGAACGGCTGGATAATCTTGGCCTGGAGATACGCCCGCAGGAGGGTCTGGATCAGCCCGGCGAGGGCATCCTGTGCCGATCTGGCCTGCATGATCGTATCGGCCAGGGCGTTTGACAGGTTGTTTTCGAGCGTCATCGCGAACATATCGACCGACTGCGCCGCCTTTTCCTCGACCTGCTGGCCCTTCTGGCGCTCCTCGTTGAGGGTGCGCAACAGGTTGGTGATCGTCTCGACATCGCCGGCCTCGGCCTTTGCCAGTATGTGCCGAGCCTCGTATCGCATGAGGGCTTCGTCCTCGCCCTCGTTGAGAAGCTGTTGCACCACGATCTGCTCGCGAAGCGTGGCGATGTAGTCCTGCACCTCATCGGTTGGGGTATTCGCGCTGTAAATAGCGGCAATTAATTCCTTGGCCCGAGCCAACAGATCGGGGTCGACTGCTGCAATGGTGTCTTTGTATGCGTCTGCCAGCATGTACTCGATGTTGAGCATTGCTCGCTTGACTTCGTTTTGCTCATTGGTGAGCGCGAGTTCACGCTCAAGATCGGTGATTACCCCTGCCGCCGTCACCTCGGCCTCTCTGGCCTTGGTGAGATCCTCTGCCGCTGCACGATTCTGAAACAGTATGTTCAGCACACGGGTCAGCATTTCGATATATGCTTCGGTGTCTTCAATCTCACCTTTCCGTAGTATCTTCTCGGCTTGCCGAAGGACGTTGTTGCGTTCCTGCGCATTCTCGATTGACTCCAAAGCTACAATCTCGCCGTTCATTACCCCTATGTGCGCCAGTGCTGCATCGGCCTGCGCATCAATGGATGCTACCAGCGCATCAAACTCATCCTTTGCCGTGATCGCTGCGCCGGACAGCCCTTCAAGCCCTTCGATGCTGCTGGAAACATCAGACCCCATGTCCTCGAACGGATCGGGAATTGGGAGCTCATTGTTGAGGTCCGCAAGTTCCTTCTTCAGCAGTTGAACCACATCCGCCACGTTCGCCATCTTCAGCGAGAACAGGTCGGCAATCGCGCCGATATCGCCCTGCTGAAAGAACTCCAGGAACTTGGCTGCGCTGTCGCCGCCTTCGATCTCGATGTTCGCCTGTGCCGGATATGTCTTGCTTTGATACTCTTGAATGGCTTCAAGGGTTGCACTTTCAAGAACGCCGTAAAAAATCCGCTGCGTGTAGTCTTCAAGCTGCGATAATCCGGCTTCGGCG